TATTTATAGTTATGGCAGATGGAACTACATATGGTATTAATTTTCCTTTTAGAGATTCTAAAAGAGGGGATTACTTACAATTAACAGAGTTTGAGGCTCAACAGATTAAAGCGGATTTAGTTCACTTATTATTAACCAGAAAGGGAACAAGATATTACTTACCTGATTTTGGAACAAGATTATATGAATTTTTATTTGAGCCTTTTGATGGTCTTACATTTGATGCTATTCAATCTGATATCAGAGAAGCGGTATCAAGATACATGCCAAATTTACTATTAAATAATATCTCAATCACACCCGCAGACCCAATGGAAGAAGTGGATATTGCGGAAGGACAAAATATAGTAGGGACTAGTGAGTCACCAATTTATAGGTTTCCTGGAAAAGGGACTTCAGAATACACTGCAAAAATTAAAATAGATTACTCAGTAGATAGTAACACATTTGCTCAGAGTGATTTTGTTATTATTAATATTTAATATAGATGGCAAATCGTAAAATATCGTATACAACCAGAGATTATCAGGGTATAAGAACTGAATTACTAAATTATGTGAGAACATATTACCCTGAACTTATACAGGATTTTAATGACGCATCAGTATTTTCGGTCTTTTTAGATTTAAATGCAGCCGTAGCCGATAACTTACATTACCATATCGATAGAAGTATTCAAGAGACAGTCCTTCAATATGCTCAACAAAGGTCTTCAATTTATAACATAGCAAGAACCTATGGACTAAAATTACCGGGGCAAAGACCTTCAGTTGCTCTTGTCGACTTCTCAATTACTGTACCGGCATTTGGAGATAAAGAAGACGAAAGATATTTGGGTACATTAACAAGAGGTTCACAAGTAACTGGCGCAGGTATTGTATTTGAAAACATATATGATATTGATTTTACTTCACCATACAATGCTCAAGGGTTTCCAAATAGATTAAAAATACCTAATTTCAACGCCAATAATGTTTTAATTAATTATACAATTACTAAACGAGAACTGGTGGTCAATGGTATAACTAAAGTATTCAAAAGAGTTATTAGTCCAAATGATGTTAGACCATTTTTCGAATTATTCTTACCTGAAAAAAATGTTTTAGGTATCACCAGTGTATTACTTAAAAGTGGTACCGAATATACTAACATACCAACAAGTGCTGAGTTCTTAGGTGTTTCAAATAGATGGTATGAAGTTGACGCTTTGGCTGAAGATAGAGTATTCATAGAGGACCCAACAAAGGTGTCGGACCAACCAGGAATTAAAGTTGGTAGATATATTCAAACTCAAGATAGGTACATTAGTGAGTATACCCCTGAAGGGTTTAAGAAGATGACATTTGGAGGTGGTACCAATACAGCTCAAGATGCTTTAAATCAATTCACAACATTAGGAACTACATTAGACTTACAAAGATATTCAAACAATTTCTCATTAGGTTCAGCATTAACTCCAAACTCAACACTATTTGTTCAGTACAGAGTAGGTGGTGGTTTGGCAACAAACTTAGGTACCAATGTAATTAATCAAATTGGTACAGTATCGTTCTATGTTAACGGTCCTTCAGAATTAACAAATTCTTCGGTAGTTAACTCATTAAGGTGTACCAACGTAACTGCGGCAATTGGTGGAGCAGGTCTCCCGTCTTTAGAAGAAATTAGAAACTACGTCTCATTTAACTTCTCGGCTCAGAAAAGAGCGGTTACAGTTCAAGACTATGAGTCTATAATCAGAAATATGCCATCAGAATTTGGAGCACCTGCAAAAGTTTCAATAACTGAAAATAATAACAAAATATTAATTCAGTTATTATCTTACGACACTTCAGGTAAATTAACCAATATTGTTTCTGACACTTTGAGACAAAATGTTGCAACATACCTATCAAATTATAGAATGATGAATGACTACATTTCAATCTTAACCGCTGAGGTTATTGACCTTAGCATTGATGTTCAAATTGTATTAGATTCTGCTCAAAACTCAGGACAAGTTATTACAGATGTTGTTGATAAGATTTCGGCGTACTTTAACCCACAAGTAAGGGAATTAGGTCAAAACGTATATCTTTCTGAATTAAGAAGTATTATCCAAAATCAAAATGGGGTATTAACTGTTGCAGGAATTAATGTTTACAATAATGTGGGTGGTCAGTATTCTTCAGCAGAAACCTCAATGGAATATTCAAATCCTGAAACTAAAGAAATTGCTCCTGTTGATGATACGGTATTTGCTCAACCCTCACAAGTATATCAAATTCGTTATCCAAACAAAGACATTAGAGTTTCGGTTAAAAATTTCCAATCAGTTACCTTCTCTTAATAGGTTTATTCTCGAATCGTTTAGTTTATAATTTTAAAAGAGTGTGTTTATACTTTAAAATTAACACATAAACTATTTATAAATTAAAGACATTACATGGGTCAATCATATAGAATAAAAACTGAACTCGGGGCTAACAAAACGATTAATATACAGTTAGACCAAGACTTTGAGTTTTTGGAAATTTTATCGTTAAAGATACAACAATCTGATGTTTACACAAGAAGTTGTGCGGATTATGGTGTTCTTGTCGGTAGGGTAACCGCTAATAATGGTTTAGGGTTACCTAATGCTCGAGTATCTGTATTTATACCTGTTACTCCAATAGATGAGTCAAACCCATTAATTTCAAGTATATACCCTTACAAGTCTCCAAGTGATAAAAATGAAGATGGGTTTAGATATAATCTTTTACCATACGAAAATTCTTATTCCACTCACTCGGCAACGGGGACATTACCGACAAGGTCTGACGTGTTAATAGATACAACCGCGGTTGAAATTTTTGATACGTATTATAGATATACAGCTAAGACAAATGAGAGTGGTGATTACATGATAATGGGAGTTCCTTTAGGGGAACAAAATATTGTTATGGATGTTGATTTATCGGACATTGGTGAGTTTTCATTAACACCACAAGATTTAATAAGAATTGGTCTTGCGAGTGAAGCTCAAGTTGCGGGCAGTAGATTCAGGTCGTCAACAGATTTAAATTCATTACCTCAAATAATTAATCTAACTAAAAATGTTGACATATCTCCTTTATGGGGGGACCCAACAGTCTGTGAAATTGCAGTAAACAGATTAGATTTTGATTTAAGAGATGACGCCAATGTTGATATACAACCAACTGCCGTTTTTATGGGTTCAATGTTTTCAACAGCGGATAGTTTTAGGTTAAGGGCTAATGCTAGACCAAGAGATAATATGGGAAACTTATGTTCTTTAACTACGTCTCCAGGTCAAATATTGGCAATTAGACAAACAATCCAACAAGACGAAGATGGAAATCCTATTTTAGAAGAATATGAATTAGAACAATCGGGTAATGTTATTGACGGTAGTGGAACGTGGTTAATCGAATTACCAATGAATTTGGATTATTTCATTACCAACGAATTTGGGGAAAAAGTACTTTCAAATGACCCAGCTGTCGGAATACCAACTAAATCAAAATATCGATTTAAGATTAAATGGTCTCAGCCAAACGATTTAACCTTACAAACAAGAAGGCCTTATTATTTGGTTCCAAACGTTAAAGAGTATGGATGGGGAACTTCTCCATCCTCCGACCCATCTCCATCAGTGTTATTTCCTTTAGTTAATACTAATGAAAAAAGACAGCAACAAAGTTCATATTATTTTGGGTTGGTATGGAGTGGATATACTAACGGATTTATAGGACAATCAAGAATTGACAGACTTAATGAGATTATTGATTGTGAAGACACGTTCTATGAATTTCAATATAACAGAGTTTACACTGTGTCTTCGTTAATTGACCAATTTAAAAAGGGTAGAGGGAATGGTAAATTTATTGGTATTAAAGAAATTGACAGCCAAGATTGTGAAGATAGTGTAAATAAGTTTCCTGTTAATGACGGGTTTAGGAATTTTGATTTCCTATTCTTTTTATTTTCAATAATTTTTACTGTAATACAACCAGTTGCGTTAATTACGTTAACTGTTGCTCACATATTAATTTTTCTATATAATTTAGTTATTCAAGTAATATGTTGGATTTGTGGTACTAGAATACCAATTATTAAAGTTTACCCGTTCAGATGGATTTGCAAAGCGTTAAATATTAATTGCAATAAGAAAGATTATACGATTAGACTACCAATGATAACCTATCCTGAATGTCAGGCTTGCGAGTGTTCTCAAAATTTAAAAACATCTAGAAATGCTGGTCAAAATGAAACAGGGTCAGGTATTTTAAGTTACGTGTCCTCGCCTGATTCATATTATGATTTATTGGCGTCAGTTAAATTTTCAGCAGACACTGAAAATGGGGATGACCTATCTATAATGAACTCCGAGGCAATTGCTGGTATGGGACTACAACAATATATTGGAGATACAACAAGGTATAAAATACCTCTTTCACAAGAATTAATTTCAAGAACAGTTCTTTCTACTGACTTACCAATCGGTGAAAGAATCAATATTTTTAATAATAGAAGTTCTTACTTTAACGGAGAAAATAAAATAAAATTAACATTTGCAAAAGATAATAATCTTGGAAAATATCATTATGATAATACAATAACAGTACTGTGTCAAGAACAATTTGAGGCTGGAGACCTTTTGACTTTTGTTAATTTAAGTGCCACCACAGACACAAATTACCTTTATAGTGCTTCAACTGCGGACGGTATTATAACGGGTATTAGTGGGGAAACGTATAACGGCAGTGGCGCAACATATGTAGACATTTCATATGCAACAACCCAAACAACAAATATTGTTACTCCTGTAAGATATGTACTTCCTTATGGTTCTGAAGAAACGAATTATAAATTCCCTTCAGATGTGGAATATTATCAGGTAGTGACTGCTATAACTGTATCAGACGCTGCGAAGATATGGAATAAAAACACTACACAGTCTTTTGGTGATATATTATACGCTAATAGTCAAACGTTACGTTATGTTTATGTGGATTCTAATTTTTTAAGAAGTAGTAAATGGGAAATAGAAACCACTGAAAATATTAGTCCGTATGAATATTTTACTGATGGTGGTAGTCAATATATTTTAGTACTCCAACGAGGAGTGGACCCATATTCTCCAAAATATGCTAATGAATATAGTCTCGGTAATTTATTTGGAACGAATGAAAACGACCCTAATTGGACATTTACTGCCAATACTAGAATAAACATACCAATTCAAAAAGTTAATCAGAGTAGTCCCACGATTCAAAACTACAATCAAGATGAGATGTATTTTCAGTCATATTTTTTCAAACCAGGGACAACAACTACACCAACAGCGGGACAATCCTTCACAGGATTTACAACTACCAATACCGCGTATTATGGATTACTTGACTCAACAACGGCAACAAGACCTAATAAAACCACAATAAGTTCTGGTAAGGTGATTACAATAACTTCAAATGGGTTTTACACTTCAAATGAATCCGCATCGAAATACGATTTATCTGAAGATGTTAGTGGGGCTGCATTCATAAGTAGTAATAATTTTAACATACTTAAATTAAGTAATCCATTTTTTAATGAGTTAGGTTATTCATACTACACTAAAACATTTTTTAGTACAAATCCAACTATGACAATTAGTAATGATGTTAAAAATATTTTAAGAACAGATAGACTTCCATCATCAGACGGATTAGATGGCTCTTCATTTATTAATAACCCATCGTTACTACAACAAAATAATAATTTCAGTGTTTACTTAATTAACACTGATTCCGAGGATATTACATCAGATGCGTTTTCAACAGGTGCTCAGACAATAACTCCTGACTTAGAAGGACTTCCTAATGAGATTACTGTAATAGAAAGTTTCAACTGTGAGAGTATGGTTGGATTAGACTGTTACACAGGATTTGGAGATAATTTCACGATTAATCAACAATGTACTACCAAAGACGCTGTTGAGGGAGGATGTTACATGTTTTTGAGAAGACCATTACTTGATTTAGGTAAAGACATCAGTAATTTCGGAGAATGGGGGTTCAGATTTAGATTTTTCTATGGGTTGTGTCGAGGAGTACTTTCTCAATCCTTTATGAATAATTGGATTAATGGTTCGTTATATATGTTCCCATTACAGGTAAACACTTATTATGATAGTAAGAATAAACCTGAATATCCAAGGTTTGCCAACGAAGTTGTTTATTTCAATATGGATAGTAATAATTTTTATTATAGAAGTAGTCCGTGGAGTGATAGTTTAAACAAATTTATTGGTAAAAGAACAGGGAACGTTGGAACACTAAATGATTTAAATTTATTATTTCCAACCACAATCATAAATTTAGGAATGAAAGATTACTTTTATTCCGAAATAACCTTCGACTCATCAACAAAAGGATATATAATACCGAATATTGATTCTACAAGTTATGGGGACACTTCGGACTTAGTTAATCTATTTGTAATCTCTCGTATTACGGATAATTCATTTTTATCTAATATAATACCATTGGGTGACAATTCTCTAAATCAATTATTTTCAAGACCCGAAAGACGAATTGATGGCGACTTAGCTCAACTTATGTCAATAAATTCGGAGATAGGTAATGTAAATTTCTCACCTGAATACTACAATATTAGACCTGGAGCAATTAACCCAACAAACATATTAGGTACAAGTGAAGACCCAATTATGGCTGTATGGTTTTCATCAACAACTCAAGATTTACAAACTAAAGACTACCTAACACCTGGTAGAATTAATTTTAGAGGTTCGGACAATGTTGGATACTACCCATATCCGTATGGTATTAAATCACAATTAGTACCATTTTATCAGTGGAAATTAAATCCTGATAGTAGTACGATTTTTGGAAACCAATTAAATGATTGGGCAACCACCCCCCAAGACATTATTCAGAATAATTATCAAGGGTTAGATAGGTCAACAACAAATACTAAGTACTTTCTAAATGGAACATCTATAGCTAATGACTTAACCGCTAGAGGGTACATATATAGTGTAGACGGAAATGTAACAAGTTACCCGACTGTAGGAGGGAAATACACCTCAACACCACAAACTTCAAGTAGATTTTTAGTTGGAGCACCATTCCAATTCTATTTCGGTGTGGTTAAAGGGCAATCTGCTTTAGACAGATTTAAAACAAAATACTCATTAGATGAATAGATATACAATAGTTCCAAGTGGTTTAAAGTATAAGGGTGCACCATCTGTTAATCAGAAAATTTCGATTAATCTTGACGAACAAAGTCAGGAAATTACCGAGTACGACAGAAGTGCTACAGTAAGTCTCGCTCAAGTGTATGACGATGAAAGACAGGTATGTACTATTTTTAGACCTACATTTAAAGTCACTTATTTATACGATAACGCTTATACAGGTACTACAGGTTATATACCATTTCGAGATAATCTTTATTACACTTCTCCCGAATCGTCAAAACAAAGTGGTATTTGGAGGGGGTTTCCACAGTATTATGAGTTTGATTTTTATAGACCCGATGTTAAGGACCAATACTTTCAATATAAAGCTAAAAGTGCTTACACATACAATTGGACATATTATTTAACTTATCCTTCAGATAATGATTACGATAAAGAATTAACATATTATTCAAGTGACTCTAACGATATTACTTGGAAGGCTAGTGATGGTATTGCGTTTACAATTACTAATACATCACAAAATGGTAATGGGTTAATTTCATTTACTTGCGTTGCTCCTCACGGACTAACACCAAATGAGTATGTTGAGTTATCATTAACTTATAGAAATTCAAACATCTTTCAAGTGTATTCACTGGGGACTGGATTATTCGGTACAGATGTGTATACGTTTAATGTATTAAACATTGGGTATACGGGCACAACATTCAATAACGGTACTACAGGTACTTTTAAACGAGTGATTAATCCTGATAATTTAACGGAAACAAGGTCAGAGTATTATGTTAAACAGTATAAGGTACTAACTAACCTAACTGATTTAGCGGTTACTAAAGTTGGTTTTGAAAAGAATGTTTTTGGGGAACAAATGAAGTTAGAATACAGTTCAATAACCCCAAACAATGTTACGAGAGTTTCACAAAAATCTAGTAGTAACGCCTATAACTTCACATCGAATTACGATATTGATTTGGCAGGATATAGAGATAACCAAATGAGACCATTGTCTGAGATTAATCTTACAATCATAAATAAAGGGTTCTCAGGATATTTTAATATGCCTTTTGATGGTATTGGACTAAAACAAGGATGGGAGTTTAATTTGTCAAAAACAATTAATCCTTGGTGGAGCGATAATAACCAAAAATCAAACACAACAATTCCTGTTTCGGGATATACACTAACTAATGGTGAAACCAAAAGTTTCTTCTATAACTTGGATTTAAAAAAGGATGATATCATGGATGGAGATTTTTGTGAGTGGAATGACTACGAACAGGCGGAAAGAGTTGTGTCACCATATTATCACAAAATGAAGTTCAATCAAACCGTATTTGCAACTACCACGGTACCAACAAACAACGCTCCAGGGTATTATTATAAACCACATAATCCCATGACTTTAAGAGTATTTTCAGATTATATTGAAACTGCGGATATTGGGTTTTTAGACCAAGCGCCTAGTTGGTCGTTTTATTCTTCGGCTGACCAACAATTTAGATGGAGAGATTTATATACTTATGGTTTTGTAGATAATCTTGATAGAGGTGTTGAATACCCGTTTTTTAATACTGCCCATTATCCGTTTAAAAATGTTGTATTTAGACTAATACCTGAGGGGATAAATTATAACGAAGTTCAAAGTGACTTCTCATTTAAACCGTTAATTGATGAGTGTGAATAAATTTATTATTAGACAAGATGGATTTGATGATAAACAAATCAACATTCCGGTAGAACTTAAATGGGACTACTTGGGATTAGATATGGCTATTGATGAATACGAAACAAACATTGTGACAGAAGTTATCGGTGTCGGTAGAGATTTTGAAATCTCAAGGTTTGCTCATGCCCCTGCAACAGGAACAACGAATAACACCGAAATCAACTATGAGTTTTATTTCTATTCAGGTGGTTCGATGAATGACATTAATAATTGGAGAGTTAACTATCTAAGTGAAGGGTTTACACCTCAAGAGGTTTATTACTACGAAAACAATTTCACTAACTCATTTTTTAAGTTGGATTTTTACGACACTCCCGATGAAAAGAAACAAACTAATTATTTAACAGTTATTCTACCAACACAACAAGGGTTGAAGATGGACACTCAGATGCAAAGAACGTTGGTATCAATTAAAAAACCTGAATTTGTTTTAGATTATGTTGGAGATAAGGAAGGGTTTTTCCTTTATTGGTTAAAGAAAAGAACATTTTTGGATATCGATACCTTTTACATGAGCGCCAAATTTTTTAATGCCAAAACAGGTCAGTTTACGACAATGATGACGGGTAAAGGAACAACACCGTTTGACTTAACCGACGGACCACAAGCCCTGTTTGGAGTAGGAACAAATAAATACGCTTTCGATAATACACAATTTTTATACTATACGGTTAAGTTGGATTACCCAACTCAAACGTACCAAGTTTTTAATACATACGGTCAAAGATTAGGGACTAATTTACCCATAAAATGGTATGAATATGTAAATCCATAACAATGTCAGATTACTATAAAATAACGGTATCACCCGAAAACGTTGCGAGAGACTTATCCGTTGTGGATTACGATGGAACTCCTGTTGGAGTTTATTCTGCGATGACTAAAGTAGTTAGTTCGGGTCCAAACGGAGCGTCATTGTTAACAAATTTAAGCGTACCAATCCTATTTAGACAAACAGCAGCAGATTCGGGTTATTATAGTCCATTTGATGGTGCGGTTCTTCAAAAAGATGTGGTAACTAATTTTTTATTTTCATCAACAACGGAATTACCATACGTTTATAACATTTACAATACTTCAGACCAATTTCAAAAATTTTTGAACTTGTCTTCATATCAAGTAGATTGGGGTGATGGTACGCCAAAACAAATAATAACGAATTATACGCCAAACACACTGAACCATACATATCCATCGGAGACGAAAGAATACATTATAACCATGGAACAAACAAATCCGTGGGGAGTAACTAAAGTTTCTAAAAAAATAAATACACCATTCACTAACCCAACAATTTATAACCCAAACGGAGAGGCATTTTTTGCTCCTTCATCAGGTAATTGGGTGGGAACACCCGTGTCATACGATTACATATTTTCAGGAGATGCGGTTAATGTAGTATCAGCACAAACATCAATTAACTACGTCACAATACCATTTACCGTTTCTGGGATTACCAAATCCCGAGTAAATGAGTTATCCCAATATGGGTCACCAAAATTTCAAGTCGGAGTTCCTGTCATTTCTAACGGACAAATATGGGGAGCAATTTCAAATATCAATCCAACATTTACTGCTTACACTATTACGGGTGTTGACTATTATGATTATAATGATGGGACTACAATCTTTTTTCAACAATCTTCAGGATTAACTGAAAATAATTTACAGGCAAGTCCAATAACTAAAGATGAAGTTTTATTAAAAGTTGTTGACCAAGCTCAAGTACAAAGTAACGTATTTGTCGAGAGAGGTAAGAACAGTGCCTATGAAAGAGTGATGAGAATGGGTGAGGTGGATAACTTAGGAGATATGATAAATTACGGTTATGGATTTTTTAATGTCGAGAATAAAGAAAGAACCTAATTGAAAAAAAGAACTAAACTATTTATAAACTAAATAAGATAATATGGCAATCGGCTCATACGGTACAATAAGACCTTCAGATGTTTCACCACAAGATGTTGAGATAATCATGAACTACACTCCAACAAGAGATGTGACAGACCAATTCGTGCTTACGAAATTGGACGCACAAACCCTACTTAGACCTTATTTCGCTAATACGGAGACAGGTGGAAACGCAGGTGTTGAGGTTTTAGGGGGGTTATATAACTTAATACTACCTGCAAATCAATTTAACGCATTAGGGATATACACGCTTTATTTAAGGCCTGCACAAATAAGAACAGTTATTACAGATTGCGGAGTTCTAAGCGCACTACCAAATGTTAAAGGCATTATAATAGATATTAGTAACGTCCCAACGGAATATCAAAACAAATTCGTACCTCAAGGACTTGTTGGATTTAGAATTGAATATTTGAATCCTGACGGTTCCAAGATACCTAATTTTTTTAGAGTTGTTACTTCAAGTTTTTATTGTGAACCAGTTGTAACAAACGAAGTAAATACTTCTCAAAAATCAATTAGATATAGATATGTTGATGGAGATTCAAACCTTATTTTCTTAACCCTATCACCGTCATCTTCACCGACAAACAAACCAAATGCAACTCCATTTATTGGACAGCCGAATCAAAACATTATTATAACCAACACATTCTTCAATCCAATAACATTGGAGGTAGAAATGGTTGAATACGATATATCATCACTTGCAATTGCACTTTACGGTAATCAAACTAAATCTATTGATGATGGTATCTACACAATCTACGACAGTCAAAATAATATCTACAGACAATACAACTTGTATGAGATTAGAGACCAATTTAATGCATTGTTATATGAGGTTAGACAGAATAGAAATGATAATATTGATTTTAGTAAAAACTTTACAAACATAACAACCTAATGGCGATAACGCAAAAGAATACAAAATACTTTTACCCCCCAAGACCTGGTAGTGGGGCGGCAACCTTTTCTGACAACATTGTAGGATTACAAACAGTAGAGGGTGGTGGGCTTACGCAAGGTAACTTTGAGTTCACAACTTCAGTTGTTGAAAAGGTTAATAGGACCTTTAGTGTTGGAGCGTTTTCGGAACCAATTAGTTTAGGTGATTTAGATATTAATGATTTAACTGAGAGTAGAAGAATTATGGCAACTCAGTTTAGGGTGTACCCAAACTACGACGTGTCACAAGTTTTAAACTTCTCAATGTACGGGTCTTTAAGTAAAAGATTTCAAGTTTCAGTTACAAAAATAATTAATTATTTTCCCGCAGCATTAGATGTTATATTTACTAACTTAGATTTTATAACAGGTGCAACTGCATTTGATATTGATTACGATTCAGTGCAAGACGAGACATACTTCAAAGTTGATGTTGATAGAATTAATAATCCATTCGACATTGATTATTCAATAAGTGCGTCAACTAATTTATCTGTTAGAGAAATAATTGTGTCACCCTACAGGAACTTATATAATACTTACTTAGACTACGCGGTCAGTATTAACGGTAACATATATAACATTGTATCATTTACACCGTCAGAGACATTGTCAACGGGATACTTACAATTTTATGTATCAGGCTCACCATTTGGCGCAACCGCAACAACTTTTAATGAAAACTTTCAAATAAGACCAAACGACTTTATTGTTGATAAGATATTTTCCGAAGACTTTGATGAAGTTGAGAAATTCTTATTAAATCGACTTGTTAGACCTGAATACACGGCGGTTTTCCAAGTGCCGGCTCAAACAGAAAATGGTGAGTTTTACACTAACTATCAATCGGTCACATGGCCTAAAGATGGTGAGTGGAACCTTAATATTAGGTCGTTTTTATTTGACGACTACTTAAATAGTTTAGAGTCTATTGCGATAAATTTAGATTCATTTAAGAGTAATTTCTTATCAAGGTTCTTGGTAACAGACTCATTAAAAGAGTTTGATACTATGGGACAAAAAGTTGAAAAAATATTTCAAATTTATGGTAGAAGTTTTGACCAAGTTAAACAATTCATTGATGCGTTAGCGTACATGAATTCCGTTAGTTATAATCCATCGAATGATATACCATCACAATTACTTGTGAATTTAGCTCAAACGTTAGGGTGGACATCAAATTTTTCACCGATAACTAACGAAGACTTTTTAAGTTCTGTTTTTGGGAATACAACAACACCAACATACCCTGGATACGCCAGAGCGTTAACCCCAACGGAATTAAACTATTCGTTTTATCGAAACTTAATTTTGAATGCAGCATACCTTTTCAAATCTAAAGGAACAAGAAGGTCTGTTGAGTTTATGATGAGGTTAATCGGCGCTCCAGATTCGTTAATTGAATTTAACGAGAATATTTACCTTGCGGACCAAAAAATTAATTTAGACCAGTTCTACACACAATGGGCAAGAATTTCAGGTGGAACTTATGTTGATAATATTCCATCATATTTGCCGGGACAGACATATAAAATTAAAGGACGTGTTTATTCAGGGTTTACTTCAACGGCAACTTATCAGAATGCTAACGTTGAGTTACAAGACTACCCAATAGATAATTTAGGTTTTCCATCGGCACCAATTAATACTGAAGATTATTTTTTCCAAGTGGGTGCTGGATGGTATGAAGTTACACCGCAACATAGAAGCCCTGACCAAGTTAAAATTACAGGAAATATTTATACTGGACAAAACTACGACATTCAAACTACCTTATCACCATTTACTTATGGTCAAGAATATTTAAATAGATTTAGAGATTTCCCGTACATGACTGAAGGGTTTAAATTAACTAAAATAGTTGATAATAATAAGTCATGGTTGGAAGAGGATAATAGAATTAGGGTGTCAACTAATGCGGATTACAACGCATATTATTATGTTGATAATGAGAAATTGGTAATGAACGTTAAAAACGTTGATTTGTTCTTAAACCCAGCACAAGGTCTTGTATATGATGTTTGGGACCAATCAAGAAGATATGACTATCCAATACCTGAATCAGGTTTGACGGTCGGATATCCTGTTCCAGGTGGAGTTGATTGGACATTCATTAAACCTGAACCAAAAAAGAAAACATTCTTTGAATTCTCTCAAACCTTTTGGGAAAATATGATTAATGTTAGAAATAGACAATATATCTCAGATGGTAAGACGGGGGGATACCCTACCTTACAATCTATTTGGTGGAAATACATTGAATCGGAAGAAACAGTCGGTTTACCAAATAACAAATATACGTATCAAAAATTAATCGATTACGTGAACGGTATTGGTCCTTATTGGATGAAGTTGGTGGAACAAATGATTCCTGCAACAACTATTTGGAATACAGGTGTTAAAATGGAAAACTCAGTTTTACATAAACAAAAGTTTGTTTATAGAAGACAAAGAGGATGTCAGTTTATACCAGTACCTGTTGACCCTTGTTATATCATATCAAACATATTCGATTATACTTGTACAACGGAATATACGGATTTTAACATATATCCATGGTTAAATGATGATATTAATGTTAGTAACTTTAGTGGGATTTTATCGAATAGAGTGAATTCAATGTTAGCATCAAGTGGGCTCACCCTAAATGACTGTGTTCAAAACTCAGTTGAAAGTAGTTGGTATGTTGATTTACGAATAGGTGGTGATATTCTTATACAAGAATTGTTTTACACGGGGTATGGGCTAACTGACGTACCTTCAAACAGGGTTTGGAGAAATGCTTTAATTCAGTACCTACCATTATTATATGATTTTGGATATACATATTATTTAAATGGAAATTTTTTAACAATTACAAGTTTAACGTGTACAGATAGAAATCTTGATGAGATTCTATCGTTAAATTCGGGAATAAACATCAGTATAAATTGTAGTGGTAACTAATGGCAGAATTTAATTATAATATATCCGTAACAGGAGAT